GATTACAATCGTGTGTTTAACACCACAAGAACATACAAGGTATACGGTCCGAAAAACTTGATAACAAACTTTGAAGATGCTTTGGAAAAGACATCAATTAGACCTGTTACGACATTTTCTTATTTGGAGGTTCAATCCCCCAATTTAAGAGACGGACTGACAGAGTTCTTCTTAGGTAGAGGAGCATCGGAACTCTTACCAACGGAAGGGTTTGTTCCAAACCAATTAGGAACAATTGGTCGTACAACAACTTCGATGTTGAACACACCATATTTTATCAATGCTATTCAGTATGGTGTTCAAAATCAAAAGAACAGTGTAAATGCTCCTTACAAACAAGCCGCATATCTTTTCCTTAATTCATTGCCCTTGGCGACTCTTAAGGAAAGGTACAAGACCTTTGATTCGGCAATCCCACTTGACTTTATATTTGCGAGTATGAAGAAATTCGGTGCAGTACACCGACTGCCATATGTGTGGATTCTAAAGTGTGGTTCTATTTGGCATAGATACAAGGAGTTTATTCAGACAGGACAAGATATTTTGAGTCCCATATGGACTGACTTTGATTACATTAACAACTATGACCCCGTTAGTGGTTCAACAACCACCAGTTACACCCTTAACGGAGTGGGTACAATCACCCTTCAAGAGACCGAATTCGATGGCACAACGCAATACGATGAACTTCAAATTGGATTTTACCCAAAGACCATTAATGATTTTAATTACTTCCTAAATGGAGTAGACCTTTGGACCAACTATACCGATAGTGAAATCAATCAGTCCTTGGCTCAAGGGTTCAAAGTACAAAACCTATCGGAGTCAAATATCTTTGTTTCAACAGTTGATACAACAGGGTTAGAAAGAATAGTAAACCTTAACACATACAGTTCAATTATTCCAGATACGGTAGAACCTTCTAATCCAAATCAGTTGGTTTGTAATACACCCCCCTCTACTCCGAAAACAAATTATTATGTCCTTCCTTCATTTGGTACCAATCAAAATCAGTTTCGTGAGGTTGCATTCAATCAAGCGGGTGTGTTAACTGAGGACCTAATTAACAACCCTTCCCTGTATAATGGTTCGGTAAGAACTTTTTGGAAGATGCCGAACTACGGATATTTGGACACAACCGATATTCAAAGGCCTGACTATGACGCATACATAAACTTAATTCCATTGTTGGGGGATGTCGCACCATTTAGATTGATTAATAACACAACAAGTGCTTTAGTTTCTGACAATTACTCGAAAATAGATGACTTACTTGGGACATTTGAAAAACAGACACTCGACCTATTCGAAAGGGAATATCTTAAGTTTTCTCAGTCAGTTCTTAATTTTGACACACAAGTGGGAGATGGTGACTTCATTATCGATGAAGCAACTGCATCTACAAGGGGGGTAAGTCCACAAGGAAACTCAACAAACGAATCCTACAGAAACTTTCAACTTCTCTTTAGAGAACTAATGAGTGTCCCCCTACCCGTAACATTTGCGTCCCAAGAAGACCTATTTAAAAAAGTTATCGATGACCAATTCTCTAAGTCAATGAGTGAGATTCAAAATCTTATGGAATTTGATGTTGCACTTAGAATTGGTAACCCAACACAATACAAAAGAAGAGAAACCGATTCTTATCTGACATACATCACAGGAAATAACATTGTCGTTGACCCAATTCCGTTTCAACCTTATGTTGTCGGGTCTTTACCCACCGTGGGGGGTACAACAACATTAGTTCAGTCACAGATTGATAATCCTTCGGCTTGGATTGCTTTGAGAGAAAATGTTGGGTTCTCACAAATTCCTGAATTACAATACACAAATGGGGGGTCATACCTAACGGATTTCTTTGTTGATAACGACATTGCATTTACCCAACAAAATGTAGAGTTCTTGGCTCCGTTGATTAAGATGTATGCAACACAAAAACTCGATGACCCGTCAATTACCAGCACAAGTTTTGCACAATCAGTTCAAAATTATTTATCGGTAAATTTAAATTTTCAAAACACGGCTTTAAATAATACTTTAACTCTAATAAGAAGAGAATTACCGAATATTACTGAACTCCCTGAGAGAACAATTCAATCTAAGTTTGATTCTAAACAAAGTAAGGTTGAGTTATACGAGACTTTTAAAGCCCTTAACGATAAATGGATTGCGGGTTCAGATTACACAAACCAAACTTTGTTCGAGGACATTTTGTTCTTAGATAGAGCTTCACGAAATGTGGGTGATAAGATTATCTTGGATATTTTTAATTTACAGAAATTAGTAAACCCTGACAATCTCAATTACAACATGAGCGTGTTTGTGTTTATTAGTGGTATACTCACTGAAAACCATTTCTCGGTAATGCCAATGCCGGCATATGTAAATTTTTATAATGTACAAGAAGTATCTGCCACCGCACAACCGAACATAGAACCTGGACGCGATTTTGCCAATAGTATGTGGGGTACTTTCTTGAATGTGGATTACAGAAACTCAGGACCAAAATTGGTTTGTTTCTATACCGAAAGACCTTCGACTTACTTAGACATGCAGAGTGAGAACAAAAACTATATGTTTCGAAGTGATGCTTTTGATTTAAGAGAATCGCAGTTGAATCCTTTAATTGAGGACCAAACAAACAAAACTGATTGGGCTTTATCTAACAGGGTTGTCGGATTTAATGTAGATATTGGAACAAGAAATCAAAATGTATTTTACTCATTTAGTATTTCTCAAAATGGTGGTAAAGCAACTTCTGAATCAATTCAACAAATAAATTTGATGTCGGCAAGTGCTGCTGGAAGAACCACGGCAACTCAAAATGTGTCATTGTATAACATATACAAGAATATGAGTTATGAGTGTGAAGTTATCTCTTTTGGTAATGCACTTATTCAACCAACGATGTATTTCAATTTGAGACATGTACCCCTATTCAACGGGTCTTATATGATTACAGATGTTCAACATACGATTGCTCCTGGTACCTTCCAAACAAAGTTTAATGGTGTCAGACAAAGTATTTTTACATTACCTGTCCTTGATGGGTATCTACAGAGTATTAACAAGAACTTGGTTACTAAACTACTAAAGAATGTTAAACAACAAAAAGATACTTCAAGGGGGACAACTACAACAACCACTCAAGGTAACAACGCTAACCTATCAACGGATACTCGTACAAGTGGTGACACTCAAAACTCTTGTGTGTCCAAAGTTCTCGAGGAACCATACTTGAATACTTTAGGTTATGAATCAATTGCTGGTGTTAGTACCTCACTAAACACCGCAGGGTTTGTTTCGTTATTGAATCAATCAACTACCGATGCGGATATCAAGTTTGTAATTTTTGTTCTGTCTTTTGCCTCAACAGGTGTTGATAATAAGTTTGTATCATCTAACAACAACTATGGTAAGATAACTCTTAACTACGATTATGGGGCAACTGCAGACAGATATTTCTTGAGAACTTACGCTTGTAGAAGGATGAAAACCGAAAACACTACAGAAGTTTCTATGCCTTTTGCGGTGTTTGATTCTGCTCTTGGTTACATCAATTTTGTTAGAGATAGAGTAACAAACTCGTTGGGGGAAATCAGACAAAAAAGTATAGAAACATATTTCTTACAGAATTGGCCATATCCAAGAGGTACCTCACAGACACAAAATACCACACTTCAACTTAATCTGATTACTGCGGTAAATTTGGCAAAACAACTTGGTCTTACAACCACAATTCAAATATTCACACCAACAATAACACCGATACCTGCACCGAATAACATAAATGTAATTAATACAGTCACACCCACTTGTACCTAAAAAGTGATTATTCTTATTGGTTGTATATTTATTAAGAAAAAGAATTATGGATATTAATTCAATGTTGAACCAGTATTTGGGTAAACAAACCAGAATCTCACAAAAAGATAATGGTGATGGTACCAAACAAGTTTGTGACTTGGACACTGGAGATTGCTATACCGTCAGAGAAAGAGATGGTCTTATAGAAAGAGCCGGTCACGATGTAACTCTTAATCGTAGAGTTCGTGTAGAAACACCAAACGGAATTAAACAGTTATTAAACGGATAATCCTATGGCTATCGACAAAAAAATATTAAAAGAAATTCAAAGACATCATAGAATCAATAACTATATTTCCGAGCAAGCGGCTGGAAATATTGTACCAGGTTTAGAAGGGCCCGCAGAGCCTGAAGATAATTTGGATGTTGCAAACCCTGAAGTGGCTCCGACAGGAACACCTGAAAAGATTGATTTAGCAACCGATACTGAAGTAAAAAAAATTGACAGTAAAGGTGGTGCCACCGAGGAAACTGAAACTCAAGAATTAGATGTCACCGAATTGGTAAGTGCTCAGAAAAATATTGAAAACAAACAAGAAGAATATTTCGACAATTTATTTGGATATCTACAAAATTTAGAGTCAAAACTATCGGACATGGATAACTTGGTAAACAAATTAAATGACATTGAGGCAAAACTTGAGAAATTCAGACCAAAATCCGCTGAGGAAAAATTAGAACTTAGAACTATTGATTCAGGACCATTTAACAAAAAACTCTCAGATTTCTTTGACGACAAGAAAGAAGATTGGGAAAAATCGGGAAAACACGAGTATATCTTAACAAGTGACGAGGTTGAGGACATCAGTCCTGCTGAAATTAAGAAGACATTCGGTTTGAACCAACAAAATCAATTACCATATAAGTTTTGATTTTTGAAAAAGATTACTATTATTAGGGTTGTGGAAACACAACCTTTTTTATTTTATTTAACTATTAAACTATGATTTTATATCTTTCTAACACTAACCTAAATTAATTTTTTTTATGAGTTCATTAGACGCAGTACTTGCACAATACGAAAAGGCCCAACAAAACAGTAATGTTGGCCAAGGAAAAATGTCTCAGGACGAGAGAATGAAGAAATACTTCGCTCTTATTTTGGACGATAAGTCGAATTCAGGAACACGCCGTGTTCGAATTCTTCCAACACAAGATGGTGGTTCACCCTTTAAAGAGGCGTGGTATCACGAGATTCAAGTGGGTGGTAAATGGCAAAAGTTTTACGACCCAGGCAAAAATGACAATGAGCGTTCACCTTTGAATGAGGTTTACGAAGAACTTATGTCAACAGGACGGGACTCTGACAAGGAGTTGGCTAAACAATATAAATCACGAAAATTTTACATTGTAAAAGTTATCGACCGTGACCACGAAGAGGACGGTGTAAAGTTTTGGAGATTCAAGCACAATTACAAAAACGAAGGTATTCTCGATAAGATTATCCCTATTTGGCGTAATAAAGGTGATATTACAGACCCTGAAAAAGGTCGTGACCTCATCATTGAACTCACCAAACAAAAAACCCCAAAGGGTGCTGCATACACGACCGTTTCAACAATCATGTATGACGACCCACAAGCTATCCACGAAGACAAGACAACTATGGACTCATGGGTCAATGACGAGTTAACTTGGCTTGATGTCTATTCTAAGAAACCAGTCGAATACTTGGAAGCAATTGCTGGAGGTAAAGTACCTCGTTGGGATTCTGACAAGGGTGGTTATGTTTATGGTTCTGATGACGAAGCAACCGAATCATTCGGGGGTTCATCAAATGGTAGTTCTAACTACACAGACCCGCAAGCGAACGCTATTCCCGATGAAGATTTACCATTTTAATTTAAGTTAGTTGGGTGGGGGAAACTCCACCCTTTTAATTCTTAAGAATATGACAAAAGAAACAAGACAAAAAACAATCGATGGTCTCAAAAAAAAGTATGAGGCTCAAATATTGGAGGCGGAAGCAACTCTAATGATTTATCTTGAAAATGCTGCCGGTATTGGTGAACATCCACAAATTTTGGAAGAAATGGACAATATGGTGGAGAAGTTGGCAAATGCAAGTGACAAGCTTCAAGTACTAACAGAATTTTGGAAATATAATGGCGATAAAGAAAACAACTGATTTTTCTTCTTTTAAGAAGAAATACTCTACTTCGGCAAAATACAAACCTCAAAGATTTTTTGATTTAGGTCCTGACTTTTTGGACGCGAGTGGTCTTCCGGGACCTGCGATTGGGCATATTAATATGTTCTTAGGTCACTCAGACACTGGAAAAACAACTGCGTTAGTTAAGACTGCGGTAGATTCACAAAAGAAAGAAATCCTCCCTGTCTTTATTATTACTGAACAGAAGTGGAGTTTCGAACATGCTCGTCTTATGGGGCTTCAATGTGAAGAAGTTGTTGATGAAACAACTGGAGAAATTGATTGGGATGGTTTTTTTATTTTCAATAATGGTTTTAATTATATTGAGGAAATCACTGATTATATTAATTCCTTACTCGACGCACAGGAAAAGGGTGAATTGGAGTATAATTTACTATTTCTATGGGACTCAGTTGGTTCAGTTCCTTGTAAGATGACTTACGAAGGACGAGGTGGAAAAATGCAGAATGCTGGTGTATTGGCCGATAAAATTGGGATGGGTATCAACCAGCGTATTTCAGGAAGTCGGAAGTCTGAATCAAAGTTTGAAAATACTTTAGTTATAATTAATCAACCATGGGTGAGTCTCCCAGACAATCCATTTGGTCAACCTAAAATTAAAAGTAAGGGTGGTGAGGCAATTTGGTTAAATTCATCTTTGGTGTTTTTATTTGGTAATCAAAAAGAATCGGGTACAAACAAAATTACGGCAACCAAAGATAAAAGAAGTGTCAAGTTTGCAATTAGAACCAAAGTATCTGTAATGAAAAATCACATTAATGGTTTGGGTTATGAGGATGGTAAAATAATTGTAACGCCACACGGGTTTTTAGCGGGTAAAGAAGCTGCAGAAGAAAAGACTTCTATTGAAAAGTATAAGACAGAACATGCAGAATATTGGAAAGAAATTATTGGTACTGACGGTGATTTTGATTTGAAAGAAGAAAAAGAAGATAATTAAAAAAGACAACAAGGTATTCACAATTTAAAATCACAGAAGTGATAAAAACTTTATTAGTAGATGGAGATAATTTATTCAAAATTGGATTCCACGGAGTCCGAGAATTATTTGTCGAGGGGAATCATATTGGGGGAGTCTTTCACTTCCTTAATACTCTCCGTCGACAGCTGGTCGACAACGAGTACGATAAAGTCATCGTATTTTGGGACGGAAAGCAAAACTTCAAGTATAGACGCGAAATATATCCTAACTACAAATTAAATCGTAAAAATGATATGACTGAGGAAAAACTCGAGTCATACCACACACAAAAAGATAGGGTAAAACAATATCTTGAAGAGTGTTTTGTGAGACAAATTGAAGTCGACGAAAACGAATCCGATGATTTAATTGCGTTTTACTGTCAAATGGCAACTGACGAAAACAAAGTTATCTTTTCCTCAGATAAGGACTTACTGCAATTAATTAACGAGACGACAAGTCTTTATTCACCCCTTCAAAGATACACATACCGTATGGGTGACAAGGTGAAGTTTGGAGATTATTATATTCCCCATCAAAACATTTTAACCGTAAAAATTTTTATGGGGGACAAGAGTGATAACATTCAAGGTATTGCAAGATTAGGGGAAAAAACTTTTGTAAAATTTTTCCCTGAGGTACTTGAAACAACACTTAATGTTGATGATATTTTAACAAGAACAAAGAGATTAATTAAAGAAGATAATAAACTCAATGTTTTAAAAAATATCGTAAATGGTCAAACAAAAGATGGTGAATTCGGGGATAAATTTTACTCAATTAATCAAAGGATTATGGACTTATCTAATCCTATGATAACTGTAGAGGGTCAAGAAGTTGTCACATTGTATTACTCAGAGAGTTTAGACCCTGAAGGTCGAGACAGGAAGAATATTATATCAATGATGATGAACGATGGATTCTTTAAGTATCTCCCTAAGAATGACGAAGCGTTCGTTGAGTTCTTAAAACCATTTTTAAAATTAACAAGAAAAGAAAAAAGAAAATTTAATCAATCTAATCAAAATCAATTATGAAAGAAGAATCAATTACCAAAATGGAGTTCCTTTTGACTCTTAACGATAATTTTGTAGTTCAAAGATTCTACAATGTAAGAAACTACAATCCAAAAGCTGGTCGTTCCGTAGACCTTGTTGAATTTATGCAACAAGTTGAAGATGACTTAGTTCAAGATTTAAAGCTAAAAACTATCACATACATGTTAGACAACCAAGAATCAATTTACTTGGACCCTGAGGTTCTTAACACATCAAATACTGATGGTCCTGAGAACTTCCATATGTATGTCAAATTAGGTGAAGAAAAAATTTTTCACAGAATTTTCGATGGTAAACTTTTCCCTCCAAAAGTCAGATATACGGTTGATGTACGCCCCAGCCTAAAAAATATTTTGAAAGGATTAACTGACATTTTTTCAGGTGAGAATTTATCTCACGAGTACTTGGAATACGACTTGTCTAAGTAATATTTAATGAATACACACAATTATATGACTAAGAATTTTGACTATCTCGGTAATACATTTCAAATCCAACTTTTAAACCAAATTATCGTAGATAAAGAATTCGCACAGTCCATTGTTGATGTATTAGAACCCTCATATTTTGACAACAAATACTTTAAAATTGTTGTTCAAATGATTCGAGAATATTATGGGAAATATCAATCAACACCAACTTTTGACACTTTAGAACAAATTGCTAAATCAGAAATTTCTCAAGAACTTGTCTTAAAGATTGTTTTAGATACTCTGAAACAAATTCAAAATGCTCCGTTTGATGGTAGCGTGTTTGTTCAAGAAAAGGCATTGAAGTTTTGTAAACAACAAGAACTTCAAAAGGCGATGGATAAGGCGCAGAAAATAATCACTCAGGGAGATTTCGAATCATACGACCAAGTGGAAAACATGGTACGAGAAGCCCTACAAGTAGGTGAAAGAGAAACTGGTGTATTAGATGTTTTTACTGGTTTAGATGATGTTTTAAACGATGATTACAGACATCCTATCCCAATGGGTATTGCGGGTCTTGATAGACTGTTAAAAGGTGGTTTGGCGAAAGGTGAAATAGGTGTCATT